ATATCCACCACCAATGCTGAGTGTGATTCTGTAAAATCTACGATTGGTAACGTCTTGAACATTGTAAATGGCTACATCACCTTGCCAAGGAAAGCTCCATGAAAACGGTTGTTGCCATGTGGTAGTTAAAGTGTTTCCATTCCAGTAGTTGGCACTCCAATTACCTGTGTAGTCGCCTTTGGCCCAGTAAATCTGTCCTGTGATGTTCACCGTTAGCGTACCTGTAGTTACTCTAAACTGTAGACTACGAGCACCACTTGGGGCTAACTGCACGGCCAATGTATCCAATGATAGTTCTATACCATCATCTATGTTAGCGGCTTTGTATCCCGGCGGTGCTGTTACCACAATAGGTGCAAAGGGGTTCGGTGCCGATCCTACCATGGGCGCTGAGCTAGTTGACGTAGATGCGGTAACCCTACCAGCATTAATAGTGGATCCGTCAGAACGTGTGATAATAAGGTTACCATTGGTTACTACCGCAGCAGTTATGCTAATACCGGCCGGCCCGGGGTCACCTTTGGGCCCAGTTGCTCCTTGCGCTCCTCCGCCACCTATTTTGCTTTCTAGTAGGCCAGTTGGATCAGGCAATAAAATACTGTTGGCTTGATCATCAAAGAAAATTTCGTTGTATTCGTTAACAATGTCATTTCTGTTTTCAGTAACGTTATTTGAATGTATTTTTCTAATTGTCATTGTATTAACCTATGTATGTTACACCCCAACTATCATTTGCATCAAATGTTACACTGCCTGTTATAACATATAACCTTATTGTGTCGCCTGCTGCTAGTTTCGCATAACCAGTCATTGAAAAATGTGTAGCAGTACCAGTATTAGTATCTGTTTCCCAAAATGCAACAACATTAGCACCCGAGTTACTGGAATTCTTTTGAATACTTGCTTGATTCATACCATTGTTGGTGGCTACTCGCAAGGTTGCATAGCAGTGATATAAGCCTGCTCGTGGCGCAGTAAAGAATCCTGTGGTATTATTGTAGTAACTACCTTGGTTGTAATCTACTATGGTACCCTGTGCTGTTGCAATTGTAGTTCCTGAAGCGATTGCTGAACTGGTACTACCATATACGCGGAAGGCTGGTAAGTCGGGATTACTAACAGTACCTATAAAGTTGGTGGCAGTGACATTGGCAGCAGTAATTTGACCAGTGCTGCCACCAAAGTTTACGTTTACGTTATTGCCGCCGATATTCAATGTGGTAGCAGCACCACCAAAATTAATAGTAGTTGCTGTAGTATTCAAGAGTGCAAATGAACTACTACCAGCAACCAGGCTGGTTGTTATAGTTGGACTGGTGCCGAATACCAATGAACCTGATCCAGTTTCGTCAGAAATTATGCCTGCCAGTTCTGAGGACGAAGTTGCTGCATGTACAGACAGTTTATTGCTGGTGTATACCACTGTACCACCTGCGCCAAACGCTACTGAACTTGCATCCGTACCGGTAAATGTCAACGAATTGCTAACTGATAAAGTCTTACCGTCGGCAATGGTTAGTGTAGCACTGGTTGCCGGAGCAGTAATGGTTAATTTATTAATTTTGGTTGCAGTCAATGTGGTAATTGTACCAATGTTGGCTACAAAATTATTGTCAACAGATAAATTACCAGCAGCACTGATTGACGAAGGGTTAACCAGGTTAGCATTAATAATAGTTGGTCCGGTGTTGAACACCAAACTGCCTGTACCAGTCTCGTCACCGATTACACTGCTTAATTCGTTGCTGGTAGTTGTGGCAAAAGCACTGAGTTTGGTACCTGTTGGTCCTGTGTAGGCCACTGTACCACCTGCTCCAAATGCCACTGAACTAGAATCTGTGCCAGTAAATGTCAGTGTATTAACCACTGCCAAGGTTTTACCATCAGTAATAGTTAATGTTGCACCATTGGTAGGTGCTGTGATATTAATTTTGTTAATACTGGTTGCTGTAGCAACCCCTAATGCCGGTGTTACCAACATAGGCGATGTGTTATAAACCAGTGTTCCTGTGCCGGTTTTGTCGGCCAACACTGTGGCAAATTCGGCACTGGTTGTTGGCGCAAACACGCTTAACTTGCTGCTGCTGTAAACTATGTTACCGCCAGTGCCAAAATTCACAGTCGATGCATCAGATCCTGTAAATGTCAAACTGTTGTTGACTACTAAAGACTTATTATCCGCTATGGTTAATGTAGCAGCGTTAGCAGGAGCAGTGATTACCACTTTGTTAATACTGGTGGCTGCTGCTACACCCAAAGTTGGTGTTACCAGAGTTGGGCTACCTGAAAATACCAATTGTCCTGTGCCAGTGGTGCCGGTTAATGTAACACCTTCAATGGTAGCGTGCCCCAAGATCACCGGACTAGTAATTTCTGGTGTGATTAGTGATTTGTTTGAAAGTATCTCAACACCACTTAACGTGGCCAACACACCTGTGGTCGGTAATGTTAATGCAGTATTACCAGTTAAAGCCAACGATAAGTTATGCGGCCCGGTAGTAGCAATACTACCACCCAAGGTAATTGTTTTGGTTCCGTTGTTGATTCCGGTTCCGCCGTATGCTGGTGCGATTACTGAACCTTGCCATGTACCAGCAGTCAATGTGCCAACTGAAGTTAAACTGGAATTAACTACACCGCCGCCTAAAGTGGTTGCTGTAAGTACATCGTTGCCGGCAATTTTATAGGTTTTGTTAACAGCAAGATTTAAAGTTTCGCTGCTGTTAAATGCTCCAGTGGCATTGGTCCAGTTAAACGTTTTATTAGTGGTACCTAATATGGTAAATCCAGCACCATCGGCACTTAGTTCATCGGGATTGGCAACTTTGGCTAATTCTAAATTCTTATCAGATATGGTTATTGTAGTCGATGACAGTGTAGTAACTGTGCCATTAACAGTTAAGTTGCCTAGTACAGCAAGATTATTATTAACTGTGGCTGATCCAACTACGTTTAACGAACCAGGAACACTAATAGAACCCGGGATCGACAACAATCCGTCGGCTCCAAGATTCCAAGTACCGCCGGCTGTTTGCAATAATATGCTGCCGTGATAAAGGTTATTGGTTGAATTAGTACCGGCACGGATTAGAACATTGCCAGCCTGAGCAGTTCCTGACGCATCGCCAGATAAAACTCTAATATTACCAGCCGAGCCCGTTCCAGTTGATCCTGCGGCAAGTAAGAAACTGCCGCCTCGTCCTGAACCAGTTGATCCGGCTGTGAAACTGAAACCACCAGCATCGCCTAAATTAGTAGAACCGGCTGTAATAGCAACTGCACCACCTTGCCCGGTACTGGTTGACCCAGCGGTCAAGCGCAATTCCCCACCGTCTCCGGTTACAGCAGTACCCAAGGTTATTAACAAATCACCACCGTTGCCAGGTACATCAGTCACTGAGTTACCAGTGTTGATGTGCACATCTCCACCGTCGCCTAAGGTAGTTGATCCTGCTATTAATCTTAGTGTCCCGCCGGCACCATTGGTAGTAGATCCTGTTTTAATAGTTACCGCACCGCTGTTGCCATTGCTAGTATCAGCACTGGCCACAGTGACTGCACCGGTATTACCGGTCGAAGTAGTGCCACTGCGTACAGTGAAACTGGCTGTGTCAGTGTTTAAACCTGCTGAATCCTTGGTGCCGATTCGTGAATTATCTGCTAATAAAATGTTACCAGATCGTGACAACGAATATGAAAGTCCTGAGTCGGCTGTGACTGTGACTCCATTGGCATTGATTCTCACGTTACCAATTTTTAAATCGTTTACATCAAGTGTACCTGCTTGATCGAGAACAAAGTTATAATTACCGTTGCGAAACACCAAACCGCTGCCGATGCCAGCAACATTTGCTGGACCAATGCTCATTGATCCAAGAGATGTTTCCCACATTAAAGCACTGCCCACCACAGCAGGTACAGCAGAGAAATCAACATAAGGTAAAATTAAGTTTCCAGCAACGGGGTCTAATTGTATATTAAACACCTGCCCGTTGTCAGGAACTACTCTGATGTTGCCTTTGTCGGCCACCAACTGATTTATTTGAGACTGTAAGTTTGCATAGACCGTGGTAATATTTGACTGTAAATTGGCATCACGTGCGCTTAAGTTAGCATATACAGTGGTGATGTTTGCTTGCAAACTTAGATCGCTACTGGCTCTTGTATTGGCTTCAATCGCAGCATTGGCTCTAATGCTGGTAATAGCAGTGGCAGCCTCAGTCAAACTGTCAATGGTAGCAGGATCAAAATTTTGGCGCATAAAGTCAATTTGACTTTGTAAATTGGCCAAGAATCCTGTGTCAAGAATGATGTTACCGCCGGGTATCACTCCGTCATAAACACGAATACTTTTTAGCGTAGTATCATAGGTTATTTCGCCCATGTTACCGACGTAAGCACTGCTAACAGTGGCATTACCTCTTTTTAAAATAAATTGTTTAATGTTTATGTTAGCTGCCATGATTAAATTGTCCCACCGTCTATTAGAATTCCTCCATCCTCAACATCAGGTAATGAACTGGAATAGTAAGCATCCTCGACCACCAATTCAATTGGCACAGTGTAGTTTTGATCACCGTATAATGGTCGCTCAGCATTGGTCACACGATCAATAGTTTTAAAAGTTAATTTGTACTGTACTTGAGTTAAAGAGTTAATCAAGCTACTTTTAAGAGTAAATGTTCCTTGTCCGGCGGCTGCGTTGCTCATAATCACCGGAAACGCTTCTAGTGTAAGTTGATTAGCATGATCCTGAATATATCCTTGAACAGCATATCCAGTGAGGTTAACTGGTTTTTGATCTTGATTTTTTGCCACAAATTGTAGAGTATTATCAATGCCTCGATAAATTTTTATTGTTCTGGTATACACTTCTCTATTCCTTGTTGTAAAAAATCCAGGGTCCTGAAATTGAACCTCGACAATATTCGGATATAAATATGTTTGGATTGTAGTCATATTTTACTATTTATTGCAACGTGGAAGAAATTAAAACGCTGTTAAGCCAATACCCATTCATCACTTACCTTATTTACGGAGGTAACGAATACATCGGAATCATACAAAATTCCGATGAACAAATTACTACAATTTATGATTTTGGTAGTTTGAGAACCGCAGATCAAAAGAAAAAATTCTTAAATCTGGGCGAACAGTGGTGGTGGGAAAGTAATAGGATGATCCCGATCAATGTTTTTCTAAAACATGATTGGGCAGAATTTAAATTCTGCGTAAAAACAATGAATAGCAAGGATGTGGACATACGCATGGGTCCACATCTTAACTTAAAAGAAATGAGTGCTAAACGTTCAAAGCGTCGAAGTATTACCTTGGTCCGCAAGATCCAATAAATTCATATGCACCACGCAAAGATGTGAGTAAGAAATTGAGTGGCTCTTTTTAAAATAATAATCACCATCTGAAGGTTTATCCCAAACTGTCTGAGCCACTTCGCTCCATGTACGTCCTATTAGATGCCGCTTGGCTGGACGTATCACTGCTAAGAACATGGCCAGTCGCGGAATGCTGTCTACAGGTTCAGGCATGCGCAATAGTGTATCGTAGTGATTACCAATGTGAATTATCTGCTCACAGAATGATCGATCCTGTAATCGTGCCCAGGGAGGGTCACGCTGCATGAGTTCATTGAGATGTGATTCATCACGTACTTGGTTGTACACACCTACATTAAGAAAATCTAATTTGATATAACCACGTTCTTCGGCTTGCTGATAGTCTAGGGCACTGTTTCCAGTGGCAGGATCTCTAGGAATCTCTGTGACATAAACGCCAGTATTATGCTTGACACGACCCGAGTCACGTTGAATAGCAGCAGGGACATGCTGTACCACACGCAATATCTGTTCGCGATCTGCAAAATCAATGTCAACGTCGCTGGTAAATTTCATAGGAATGCCAATTTGAGTATCTTACTGACAAAAGCAACATCTTCTGGCAAGTCTCGGAATCGTGATTGCCAATATGCGGGATCAATGATGCTGTTGATAAGGGCCACTTGATCCTCGTTTAACCGTCCAAGAAAATCTTGTCCAGACTCGCAGTTGTAAACAGCCCATGGACTGATCCTGCCTGATGCAATATGATAGCAAATTCTGTTTTCATTGACCAGTCTAAAATAATCTCGATACCCATTGCGTATTTCAGGATGTTCGTGTACAAAATCAACCATGGTCTGAACGGATCTTTCTAGTGCATCTTGTACACTTTCCCGTTTGACATAATCAATCAACCATTCGCTGTAGTAGGTATCACTGCACCATTGATCCAACTTACGATTGCTTTTTAAAAGCCAGCGGGTAAAGTTGGCAAGGTTAATGCAATGAACGCTGTGACAATACCGACCAAAACGCACAAAAGCAGTATAATAAGGACTGTCCACAAATTGTTCGTAGGTTTTTGATTTCCCTGATTGTGTAAATTCATAGAATATTAGATATGACCGAAAACCCCATTGTACTCCAATTTCTTTCTCCTGTTGGAATCTGCGTTTACGCTCACAAGAATGACTGGTCAGTGTGCTTTCTTTAGAAAACTTTTTATGACAATATCGACATTCATAGTTCATCTTTGATTCTTTTTTCGTCCCACCCAAGCCCACGAGCCATGTCGCGCAATTGGTCTCGAGTGTTAATTTCTGCCATTAATTCGAGTTCTTTTGTATTCAAATGTGGAAATTGTTGTTCCAAAAATTTTATAGCCCGACTGTCTGATTCTTTTTTCTTGGCATTCAACCAGTAATGCCGCTGATTGCCTAGCCCGGGGCTCACTGTGGTACAGGTCAACCATTGTAATTTTGGGTGGCGACCTATGTCAAAAAAGTTTTGATTTACTCGTTCATTGTGTGCTCGCAAATACCATTCTTGTAAGTCAGGCGAGCCTTCAACGTTGGCTCCATACTTCATCATCAAATAGGTACTAAACTTTTTACGTTCTTCGTCAGTGAGTTCATCATAAAACTCTCGTTCCTTTGAATCAAAGGCTCTCATTTCATTTTGAATACTGAGTTTGTCTGCCATTACCAAGCCTTTCCGAAATCAACTACTTCACTGACACGACTAATATCTTTTACAAAGTAAGCACACAAGGGATTATCAGCATCACTGTCCACTGGCACTGCCAGCATTTGTCCCGGTTTAAGTTTAGGAAAATACCATTTAACGTCTTGATATATGTCTACAATTTCCACTGGGTGAAATTCTGGCCTATAACTTTTTACTGGGTTAAAACAAAAAGCACTGAACCCACGGTCATTGATTGATGTCAATGGCACCACTTCAAGATCACCAAGGTCAGTTTCACCAATCAGCAGTTGCCAGTCCACTGGCATCTTCACAGTGTGCTCACCTATGCGTAGAACCAGAGCCGGCGAGTTAAAACTTTCTAAAAATATCAGCGGGATAAAAAAGTAGTCAGGTGCTTTGGGATCCGAATTATCAAGTACGCAAAATCTAAGGTCCTCGACTTCATCGGGAATTTCATTGAGATCGTATGATCTATTGGTTTCTAAGTTTAATATTCTGCTCATGGTGTTATTATATGTAATTTACTCGCTCAAGGTCAAAGGGATAGTTAGCCTCTCGATAAAAATTCTTACGCTGTGTGAGATGACGCTTGGCAAACTTGCAGGTACTGGTTATGTCCCAGATTTGTACGAAGTCTTTGTCTGACGCTTTTCTAATGCCGCGCCCAATGCTTTGTATAACACGTACAAAACTCTTACCAGGCTCAATAAGCACAAGATTAAAAATCCTAGGGATATTGATGCCAACTGCCGCCACACCGTAGGTGGCGACAATGACTTTATCTGATGCCGTTGCCACTTCG